GGAGATGTGGATAAGGGACAGGGCCTGAATGCCGGGACCTGGCCGTGTTCATCGGGGGACCGGACCCGGCGCTGCGCAGTGATCAGGCCTACAGCCAGGCCCACTTCGACGCCGTCTGCGAGAAGTACGGCGCCCCGTCGGTGATGGACAAGTACGAAACCGTGTTCGTCGACTCCATCACCGTCGCCGGCCGGCTGTGCCTCCAGTGGTGCAAGGGACAGCCGCAGGCGGTTTCCGAGCGCACGGGCAAGCCCGACATGCGCGGCGCCTACGGTCTGCTTGGCCAGGAGATGATCGCCTGGCTCACCCATCTGCAGCACACCCGCGGCAAGAACGTCTGGTTCGTCGGCATCCTCGACGAGAGGCTCGACGACTTCAACCGCCGCGTCTTCCAGTTGCAGATCGAGGGTTCCAAGACCGGCCTGGAACTGCCCGGCATCGTGGACGAGGTCATCACCCTGGCCGAGATCCGCGAGACCGACGCCGAGCCCTACCGCGCCTTCGTCTGCCACACCCTGAACCCCTGGGGCTATCCCGCCAAGGACCGCTCCGGTCGGCTGGACCTCATTGAGGAGCCGCATCTCGGCCGCCTCATGGAAAAGATCGCCGGCCCCGCGCGGCCCGCCTCCGAGCGCCTGCGCTTCGACCGCCCCACGGACAACACTCCTGAACCGAATCGAGAGGTGACCCCATGAGCTACTTCGACTTCAACAACGCGGAAGATCAGACCGGCTTCGACCTGATCCCCAAGGGCACCCTGGTCAAGGTGCGCATGACCATCCGCCCGGGTGGCTTCGACGACCCCGCCCAGGGCTGGACCGGCGGCTACGCCACCCAGAGCCAGACCACGGGCTCGGTTTATCTCAACTGCGAGTTCGTGGTGCTGGAGGGCAAGTACGCGCGGCGCAAGATGTGGTCGCTGATCGGGCTCCACAGCCCCAAGGGACCGGAGTGGGCCAACATGGGCCGCGCCTTCATCAAGGGCATCCTCAACTCTGCCCGCGGCGTGCATCCTGGGGACAACTCGCCACAGGCGCAACAGGCGCGCCGGATCCAGGGCTTCCAGGATCTGGACGGCATCGAGTTCGTCGCCCGCGTGGACGTGGAAAAGGACCAGAACGGCGAGGACAGGAACGTCGTCAAGCAGGCGATCACGCCCGACCACAAGGACTACGCCGCACTCATGGGGCAGTCTTCCGCGGCTCCGGTCGCGCAGCAGCAAACGCAGGCCGCGCCGGCCACCCCGCCCAACCGCCCCAGCTGGGCGCAGTAAGGAGGGCCGGCGATGATCCTGAGACCCCGACAGAAGATGTTTGTCGAGCGCGTGCTCCACGCGCTCGACGAGCACGGCGACACGCTCGGCGTGGCCCCGACCGGTGCAGGCAAGAGCGTCATGCTCTCGGCGGCGACCGGCAACATCATCAGCGATACCGATGCCAAGGCCTGCATTCTCGCCCATCGCGACGAGCTGACCAGTCAGAACGCCGCCAAGTTCTCCCGCGTCAATCCGAAGATCACCACTTCGATCTTCGATGCCCGGCAGAAGTCCTGGTCCGGCCAAGCCACCTTCGCCATGGTCCAGACGCTCGCCCGCGAGAACAACCTCAAGCGGATGCCGAAACTGGACCTGCTGGTGGTGGACGAGGCCCATCACGCTGCCGCGCCCAGCTATCGGCGCATCATCGACCACGTCCGCGAACGCAATCCCGACGCCTGCGTGTTCGGCGTCACCGCCACTCCGGGCCGCGGCGACGGCAAGGCGCTGCGGCCGGTGTTCAGCAACGTGGCCGATCAGATCACCCTGGGCGAGCTGATCCGCTCCGGGCATCTGGTGCCGCCGCGCACCTTCGTCATCGATGTGGGCACCCAGGGGGAGCTTTCCCGGGTGAAGCGCACGGCGGATGACTTCGACATGGCCGAGGTGGACGCCATCATGAACCGCTCACCGGTCACCGAGGCCGTGATCCGCCACTGGAAGGAGAAGGCCGGCGACCGCCAGACGGTGGTGTTCTGCTCCACGGTGCGTCATGCCCGGAACGTGGCCGAGGCCTTTGATGCCGCAGACGTCCCGACCGTCGTGGTGCATGGCGATCAGCCCACGACAGAGCGCAAGGCGGCGCTTGACCGCTTCGCCCGGGGCAAGGCCCAGGTGGTGGTCAATGTCGCGGTGCTCACCGAGGGCTGGGACCATCCGCCGACGGCCTGTGTCGTGTTGCTGCGGCCCAGTTCCTTCAAGTCCACCCTGATCCAGATGGTGGGCCGTGGCCTGCGCACCGTCGATCCCAACGAGCATCCCGGCGTCACCAAGACCGACTGCATCGTGTTGGACTTCGGCACCAGCACGTTGCTGCACGGCTCCCTGGAGCAGGACGTCGACCTGGATGGCCGGACGTTCAAGGGCGAGGCGCCGAAAAAGGACTGCCCCGAGTGCGGGGCGCAGGTGCCTGCGGCGTCATTGGAATGCCCACTGTGCGGCCATGTCTGGGAGCGCAAGCCGCCGGAAGAAGGCGCCGAGCTGACCGACTTCGTGATGTCCGAGGTGGATCTGCTCAAGCGTTCCTCCTTCCGCTGGTGCGATCTGTTCGGAGACGACGCGGCACTGATGGCCACCGGCTTCAGCGCCTGGGCCGGCGTGTTCTGGTTGTCCGGCCGCTGGCACGCCGTGGGCGGTGGCAAGGGGCTTGCGACCCGGCTGCTCGCCATCGGCGAGCGCACCGTCTGCCTGGCCCAGGCCGACGACTGGCTCAACACGCACGAGACCGACGACACGGCCCGCAAGTCCCGCCGCTGGCTCAACCAGCCGCCCACCGAGCAGCAGCTGCGCTACCTGCCCGCCGAGTACCGCCAGGACTTCGGCCTGACCCGCTATCAGGCTTCCTGCCTGCTGGCGTTCCGGTTCAACAAACGCGACATCCAAGCCCGGGTGTTCGGTGCAGCAGATGAGAAGGAGGCAGCGTGATATGCGCAGTATGCGGACGCGAAGGCCGGGGCTTTTGCTGGGTGTCGCCGCCCAGAGCCGGAGTAAAGCGGCAGTTCAAGCGCTTCTGCTCCATGCGCTGTCAGGACATTCATGCACGCAGGGCGAAGGCCGGAGGTGGCGTCGTGATTGATCCCACCCACAACGAGAAGGCCGCGGTGGAGGCGGTGCTGCCCCGACTCGGGGAATACGTCGCCTCCATCGGCATGGAGCGGCCTCTGGCCGACTACAGCCGCGAGGAGATCCTGCAACTGGTCGACGTGGTGCTCACCGCCTACTTCGACAACCTGCGGGATCTCACGCCTGACGACGTGCCGTTCTGAGGGGGGTGGCCATGCTCGATTACAACTCACGCCCCAAATTCTTTGAGCAGGTCACGGCCGTCATCGACGAAGCGCTGACCGCCGAGCATGCGTCCCGGTCGCTGCGCCACTATCTGGGTGCCTCACGCCTTGGCGTCGCATGCGAGCGCGCGTTGCAGTACGAGTACGCCCAGGCCCCGGTCGATCCGGGACGCGAATTGCTTGGCCGAGTGTTGCGGATCTTCGAGGTCGGGCACGCCCTGGAGGCGTTGGCGATCCGCTGGCTACGGCTGGCCGGGTTCGATCTCCATACGGAAAAGGGCGACGGCGGCCAGTTCGGCTTCTCCGTGGCCGGCGGCCGCATCCAGGGCCATGTGGACGGCATCCTGGCCGGCGGTCCCGAGACGCTGGGCCTCGCGTATCCCGCGCTGTGGGAGTGCAAGACCATGAATGCCCGCGCCTGGCGGGAGACGGTCAAGCGCGGCGTGGCCCAGGCCAAGCCGGTCTACGCCGCCCAGATCGCCGTCTACCAGGCCTACATGGAGGCGAGCGTTCCCGGCATCTCGCAAAACCCCGCGCTGTTCACCGCCATCAACAAGGACACCCAGGAACTCTGGTTCGAGCGGGTGCCGTTCGACGGCGGACTCGCCCAGCGCATGTCGGACCGCGCCGTGCGCATCATCCAGGCCACCGAGGCGGGCGAGCTTCTGCCGCGCCTCGCCACCGCGCCGACGCACCACGAGTGCAAGGGCTGCGCGTGGCAGGACCGCTGCTGGAGTAAGGCTTAATGGCGGACAACATCATCTGGCTCGATTTCAACGACGCGCCGGACCAGCACGCCTTGCCCGAACGGGACACGGAGGCCCTGCGGCGCGGGCTGCTGGATCACCTGGAGGAGGCACTGAAGCACCTGTTCCCGGAAGGGAAGATCCGCGGCCGGCAGTTCTTCATCGGTGACGCCCAGGGCACGCCGGGCAAGAGCCTGGTGGTGACGCTCGACGGCGAACATCGCGGTCTGTGGAAGGACTTCGCCACCGATGAAGGCGGCGATGCCATCGACCTGTGGGCTGCTGCCCGCGGGCTATCGGCGAAGCGGGACTTTCCGCAACTGGCCGAGGAGATCGGTCGCTGGCTGGGGCATTCGGTCTCTCCCGCCATCCCTGGCTCCCGCGACACTCGGGCTTCCTGCCCATCGCCGCAATCCCGGAGCAAGCCCGACCGGAAACGCACAGAGCCCCATCTGGACGATCTCGGCCCCTGGACCGCCAAGTGGGACTATCGGGACGCGGACGGCCAGCTGATCGCCTGCGTCTACCGCTTCGATCCGCCCACGGGCAAGGAGTACCGGCCCTGGGACGTGCGCGCCCGGCTCTGGCGCGCGCCCAACCCGCGCCCGCTCTACAACCTGCCTGCCGTGGCCAAGGGGCTCGAGGTGGTGCTGGTCGAGGGTGAGAAGGCGGCCGATGCCCTCATCCGGGAGGGCCTCAATGCCACCACCGCCATGAACGGCGCACGGGCCCCGGTGGACAAGACCGACTGGTCGCCGCTCGAAGGCAAGGACGTCCTGATCTGGCCGGACCGGGATCAGCCCGGCTGGGACTATGCGGAGAACGCCGCCCGTGCCTGCGTGCAGGCCGGCAGCCGTTCTGTGGCCATTCTGGTGCCGCCGGCGGACAAGCCGGAAAAGTGGGACGCGGCCGATGCCGTGGCCGAGGGCTTCGACGTCAAGGCGTTCATCGCCCAGGGCGAGCGGCGGATCATCAAGGCCCCGACACCGCGATTGTCCACCTTCACGCTTGGCCAGTTGCTCGACGACGACTCGCCGCTGCCGGAGGACCTGATCGCGCCAAGAGTGCTCACCCCCGGCGGCCTGTTGGTGTT